CAAAATAGTTTGGCTTGATACCACGCTTAATGATAAACTTAGAACCACTAATGGTAAATTTAGCTTCTACTTCTAGACCCTTACCATTGATTGAATTTACTAGCTGATTTTTCTTGATCTTACGAAAGGGCTTACCATATAGAGCAAAGGTCAAAGCATCAAGCATAGTCGATTTACCTGCACCATTGTCGCCAATGATAAGGGTAGACTTACTCCGGTTTAATTGAACTTCTGTCCAAGTATTACCAGTACTTAAAATGTTCTTATATCGAACCGATTCGAATGAAATGTTTGCCATTATAAACTAATTGCCTCTTCATATAGATCATCTAGGACAGATTGAACCTTTTGCTTGTCTGCGGTGATCTCTAGGTTGTCAACATACTGTTTCAAAATGGTCAATGTATCTTGTGCTTCATCAACCAACTCAGTCTCATCAATCACATCTAAGTTCATATGATCTTCAACGACTTTGATGTCGCAAGGGGCAGCCGCCTGCAACTTATCAAGGAATAAGTCAAAGATATATGGATTAGACTTGTTCACTATTATAACTTTTATATGGGTGTTTGTCAAGTTCGTTGTATCAAGATTTGCAATATCTTCAATTGTCATGTCGGTATCGTCATACTTGATCTTATGGAACATTCTTAAAGTATTTTCTACATGAGTCACACTTCGATCAGATGTATCAAAGATGCTGAAACCACGCTTCTGATCATAATCTGACCAGTTCATCTCATATGGTGCACCAAGATATGTGATGTTATCTACAGTAGATGGATGATGGAAGTGACCAGAATAAACCGCTTCAAACTTGTTAAACACTTTCTTATCTAAGCCATGCGTACAGAGTTGACCTTTCATCATCTCAAAACCTTGAAACTCAAAGTGACCAAACAAAGTCTGAGCATCTGTAGACTTAAACATCTCAAAAGACTCTTCCCAGTTATCAGCACACAGCCAAGGTGCCATCATAACCTTACAACCATCAAACTCTAACTCAACTGGCTTTTCCCAATAGATATGGATATTACCATACTTTGAGTTACCATAGAGTTGTCGTAGACAGTTTACTTCGTTGGTGTTCTTATAGAAAGTGTCATGATTACCTGCGATAAGATACACATCTATGCCTTCTTCAGCACAAACCCTCATGAAGTTCTCTTCAAGATTCTTAGCAGTTACAAAGTTAATGTACTTTCTTCGATCACACACATCGCCCAAGTGAAAGATGGTTTTGATGCCTTCTTCTCTTAGTTTAGGAAAGAATATCTCTTTATAGAACTTGATGAAATATTCAGCGAATGCGGCATTATCTGACCTCGCACCCCAGTGCGTATCGTTGATTACGGCAATCTTCACAGTTACTCCTCATTATCAATAAATTTCTCTAAGCCCTTCTTTGCTCTCTTTTGCTGTTGTGCTTTCTTTTCATCCATCTTCTTTTCGTAGTTCTTTACGAAATCTGTCATGTAATCGTTATCAAGATCAATGTAAGACGGTGCATCATCTCCATCACCTGCACCTTCTACAGCAGTACCAGAGATCACAGAGTTCTCAGTTACTTTATGTTTGATATACAATTGTTTCTTTTCTTTGTCGATGCGCCTTAAGAAAGCATACCAGATTATCTGTGTGAAGTAGGCAAATGGATTGCTAGACTTGTCTGGGTCAAAGTTACCTAATGCTTGAATCGCATTTTCTAGACCATCACTAATCATCTCGTCTTTATACGAGTATCCAGAGAAGTTTGGTTTAGATGCGAGACGAGTTGATATCTGATAGATACATTCTCCAATGTAATCAGGTATCTGCGGTTTGTCATCTCCAGAGTCTTCTGCTTCTACGCATAGTTTCTTGTAATCTACGATAGCCTGTAGAAACTCGGGATTGTTTACATAGTTCTTTTTAGCCATTTGATCCTCACTTAATTTAGATACAGTATACTATAATAGACAGTAGGTGTCAAGTAAAAATTTATTTATTTTTTGTCAAAAATGTCTTGACAAAGGTAGGCAACCTGTGTATAATAGCGTTATCGCTCTAAGAATACTACTAATGTTTAGTTGCTTCTTTGGAGTCGATGTAAGCCATCAACTGCTCTTCTGCTTCATCAGCATCGCTGTGAGCAAGATCATCTAGAAATCCTCTCTCTTCCATGTCCTCGTAAAACGAATTATAACATTCTTCTGCTCTGGTATTCGCTTTACTTTTCACGAAAATATCATCATTATCTATCTGCACACTTGTCGATTCCGAAAAGAGCAACCAACTTTGAGCGTAAAATCCCTCTGTAGGGTGAATCTTTAATTGCACAGGGTTCTCTACATTACAACACCCTGCATCTTCAGCACCTTCGATACCAATGATATCATGTCCATTCTTTAACTTAATATATATAAGTTCCATCAGACTATCCTTTCATCTTTATGTTGTATATGCTATAGTCAAACCCTTCATCATTATATATCTGAACTCTTTCCATGAAGTGTTTAACTGCGAAGTTCTTCTTAGACTTCCATTGAAGGTCATCTACTATGTCATATAGTGTTGCTTTATCAGCCCCATTGCCCTTACGAAGTACTCTACCTATCGATTGAAGGTTTCTAATCTTTGACTTACTAGGAGATGCAAAGATGATATTATCCAAACGCTTGATATTAACGCCAGTGCTGAAAGTGCCATAACTAGCCAGAATAATGTTATTATCACTAGACTCAGCAATTCTACGAACATCTTCACGCTCTTCTGCACTAATTGAACCATGTATGAAATGAACAACTTTGCCCTCCTTCTCAAGAAGTGGATAAAGAACTTTACCATGCTTCTCAACGAATTGAAATAATATAAGTGTGTTACCCTTTAGACCATGTGCTAGATTTCGTATGTACTTGTTTCTTGCATCATTACGAACTATCCAATCGATCTCTTCTTGATAACTCATATTCTTATTTATCTTTCTTATTTCATCGGGGTATTCAAGAACGAGTGCTGTGATACCAAACTCTGCTAGAGTGTTATCATCAATCAAATCTTTTGTCTTTGTCACTTCAAACACAGAACCAAACAACCCTTCGAGTACAAGTCTGTGGGTTTGTGTTCCATCAAGTGTGCCAGTAAACCCATAACGATACTGACAATCAGGCATCTTCTCTAGCACAGATGTCAATGACTTTGCTTTAAACAAATGTGCTTCGTCACCAACAACTACATCAAACTTAGCAAACCAATCTTTTCTGAGTTTATACACAGATTGCCATGTAGTGATCGTAATACTTGCATCTTTGTTCTTGTCTGCTCCACCACGAATCTTGTGTATATCTAACTCTTGTCCACTGTTGTACTCAATAAAATCAGATGCCATTTGTTCTACAAGAGATGTCGTTGGTACTACGATCAATACTTTCATATCAAGAGTATCAACATAGAATCTTGTCAACAGATAAATGATGAATGACTTACCAGATGCTGTGGGTGATAATAGTAATGCTCTCTCGTTTTTAAGAGCATGAACAACAGCATCATTCTGATAGTCACGAGGCACAAATGTAGATTCAAACTCTTTTGCTAGATCGTAACCTGCTGTGTCTTGTACTTCATTGTTTGGTACTAGACCCTCATCAACTGTGACTGTGTAGTCTCGTGAATTACAGAACTTTATGACATATGGAATCAATCCACGATATATCATACCAGTCATCACATTCAATAGACGAATCTTGCCATCCCAATATTTGTTGCGTACAGAAGGCATAAACTCAGCACCGGGTACTTTGAATGTAAAATGATCAGACAATTCCATCTTAGTGCTAGGTTCTGCTTGAATCCTAACATAGACATCATCGACTTTTTCTATAATCACTTCTTCAGACATTAAGCACCTGTTCTAAATCTTTCCCAATCGATAATCGACTTGATCTGAAATCCACGATTACCAATCATCTTTAGTATTGATTCAAGATACGCAACCTTTTGCTCTTGTGCGCCAATCTTCAGAGACGATTCGATAATGTCATCGTCTGCTTCTAAATATGATGGAATATCTTGTTTCAGAATTTTAAGTGGTTGAGGCTCCCAACCAAACTGTGCTAACTCAGTGACATCGAGTTCGCCTTTGTAGTATTCAGTTTTGAGTTTGTATAACTTCTTATACTCAGCCTTCATCTTGCGAAGAATGTAACCTTCGCCCATATAAATCTTGAAGTACTTGTTGTGAAGTTTTGGTGTGTTCGCAGATTCGTTCGTGATGTTTATAGCATCAACAGGACCATCTTTTTCCCAAGATTCAATAATATCTTCTAACTTCATTCATAATCTCCATAATTAAAAAACACAGGCGTAACTAATGTAAGTATAACACCAGATGGTGCTGTGTGTCAATCTAAACTTCTATTGTATATTTAGCATACTTAAAAGTTATTTCAAATGTAGGTGGAGTCAAATCGGACTCTGCTGTATTTAGTGATATTCCACTGATCGATACAGGAAACATATCTTCAAACTTTAATTGTACATTTACATTTTTATTGCTATCTAATATAGCCAATGTAGCATCAGACTTACTCGTTTTTCCAGATCCAGATTGTTCGTTATTCAAACTGGCAAATTGATCAAATGTGTCTGGATATGTCAATGCGACTAACCATTCAGAAACCTCTCGAAAGGCAGTCATGTCCTCATCACATATAACAGTAACACTGAAGTCATCATAAGTGAGTCTATCACTAGGCTCATTAATGATTTTAAATGGTGTTGGTAATTCAGTACCTTGTGAATTATAGCCTGGCACAGTGGCTGCCTGTATAAAGAACTCGACATTAGGTAGTCGATTCAGAACCAACTGAAACTCAACTGGTGAGAGAAAGTTTGTATTAGTTGTTAATGGCATCTTTAGTCCTCGATATATTCATAGTATTATTTATACACATAAAAAAAGGGGATCTCGAAAGATCCCCCAAATTCGTTCGGTTAACCCGAATCTTATTGTTTTAAACTTATAGTAAGTTTTCTACAATAACTCTACGATAGTATGCATTACCGTTAGCCGAACCACTAGTTAGTGGGTTAGCTACGATGCCGTAGCGAGTCTTGAATCCAATCTTAGACTGGAAGCTGTTCTCACCAACTGCACGAACCATTTGTAAAGGCACATATGGGCAATAGAAGATACCAGCATCGAATGCGCTAGAACCTTTATAACCAACTACTAAGTAGTTAGCACCTGCGAATGGGTCAACATATACTTTGAAACGACCGTTAAGAACACCAGCAAATGTGTTACCAGTATCATCAACACTCAAGTTGTTGTTAAGAGCAGGAGCGTAGTCAAGCACACCAGCCATTTGAAGAGCAGAAGCTACATCAGATGAACAGATTACGATGTTACCTTTACCACGACGAGTTGCTTTAGCGATTTCGTTTGCTTCACGCTCGATTTGGAACATTAAGCCTTTGAACTTCTCAACTGACCAACGACCATTTGCATCAACATCAAGGTTGAATTTGCCATTAGCCGCAGTACCTGATTCAGCACCAGGAGTAGCTGTACTGTATACAGTACGAACAACTTCACGGTTGATTTCAGCAAGTAGTTCAGCAGAAAGCATATTAGCTAACTCAGTCTCTGCATCTAGACCGTGGATTGCTTTAAGGTCTTGAGCAAGTTCTGAAGAGTACTCTGCTTTCAAAGCACGAGATACAGCAGTCACAGGCACTTTCTCAATCGCAAATGACATTTCAGAAATTGGGTTATTTGCGTTATCGATACCAAGTGATTCAGCCGCTGAAGTATCTAGACCAGTAACATTTTCGAAGTCAGATAGATCACCGTTACCAGCGATAGTACCTTTACCAGTGTCTCTGTTCGCATCAGCTTCAACTGAATATGCCGCACCACCATGGGTTTGATCAACAGTTTGGAACAATGCTTCATCAGCAGAGTTTTGTGCGCCATACTTAGACTTCATAGCGAAGATAAGGCCAGTAGGACCAGTCATTGGCTGAACACCAACGATATCATATGCTACCAAGTTAGGCATTGCACGGCGTACTAGAGAGATCAATACTGGATCGTAACCAGACATATTAGGGTTAGAACTAGCAGGATCAGCAGTACCCATACCGGCGCCAACGCCGTTAGTTGGGTCTTCTGACAACATGCCAGTTGAGCCTAGGCTTGAACCTTCTCTAATAGAAGTCTCTGTGTTTTCTAAAAGAGTAGCTGTAACAGCTTCTCTGTGCTTGTCAGAAATAGCGGGAAGAGCGTTATGCTCAAGGATCGGTGCCCACTTTTTCATTAGTTCTTCATTTCTCATTATGGTTCTCCTTTATTTGAGATTTTTAACTTATTACTATTTATAAAATTTGTTATTTCGAAAAGCGGTTAAGCGACTCAGCATAACTTGCAATAGACGGATCTAATACAGGCTGTACTTCTTCCGCAGTCTCTTCTTGTAGAAGATCATTTGATTCTTCTTCAGCAACTGGAGCAGGCGCAGACTCTACAAAGTAGTTGTCTTTGATTGCTTCTAATTTCTTAGAGTAATCTTCAGTTGATTCAAAAGTAATACCTTCTGATAGAACACGCAGTTTTTCCGCTTGGGTGTCTGTTAATTCTTCAGAAACAGTTTTGAATGCGACTTCTAAGTCAGCTTCTTTCTTTGCTTCCTTGATAGCCATCATTTCTTCTACCAACTCGTTATACTTAACTTTAGACTCTTCTAGAGCAACTTCAAGTTCAGCATTATGGTCAATAGTGTCTTGATCGATTTCAAGGTTATGCTCAGATACTAGACCTTTGATACTACCAAGTAATGATTCAGCAACTTCTACTTTAATGTTGCTTTCAACTGCTACTTGATTGTCATCCATCCAGTTCTCAATTACATAATCTAGATACTGGTCTACTTTCTCAACAATTTCTTCAACAGACTTTTCTACTTGCTCCTGAAGATCGCTTTCAAATTTTTCTTCTAAGGTTGCTGTTTCAGCTAATACTTTTTCGTGTACAGCGGCTTCAAATACTGCTACAGCAGATGTTTTGAAATCTTCAGATAGTTCAGAACCATCGAACAAACGCTCGATAGACTCATGCATACCTGCATCGTTAGTACCTTCTGGAGTCTTAGTATCAGACTTGTCAGCGCCCTCACTTCCTTTTTTATCGGCCTTGCGTTTCTTGTCACTTCCACCTTCTGGAGTTACGGCGTCTGCTGATTCTGCATCAGTACCAGTCGCTTTCGCTTCCTCGAGGTCTAGATCAAGATCCTTAAGGTCTTTTTCTAATTCACTCATTTAACTTCTCCTTTTAAAGTAATTAATGTGTCAATATTACTATTTATAATAATTCTACTTTGTTAACGAACGAACAAACTTTTCAAACAATGCGGCCGCTTTAATCTCTAACTCTGAGGTAGAGACTTTAGCAGTCTGTTTGATCTCTTCTTCGATCTCGTCAAATGTGTTCGCCACTTCCCATGAAGAAGAAGCTACATCGTAAATCCAATCTACACCTTCCATAACTCCCTTAACGAAAGCATCTGGTGCTGATGGATCGGCTACAATATCCCCTGCGGTGGCTAACATGAAGTCTTTCTGTACTTCCATGATACCACTCTTATTCTGTTTGATAGAACCCATGCCACGAGATGAGATACCTAAAGTACCATCTTCATCCATGATGTTCTTAACAATCTTACCCATTGGTGTGTCCATA